GCAAACCATTTTACCTTAACTAGGTATTCAGAAAAATACAGGAACGCTTCAATGGAGCAAAAGCTGGCTATTCTGGGTTATACACACAACCAAGGTAACGAAAATACGTTACACTACTTATGGACAGGAGTGGTGGGTGAAGACGCCAACGGCACTAAAGGAACTAAATACTCTGAGGCCATTGAAGAGGCTTTTGCCCCTGCTGCGGCTAATAGAAGAGAAGAAAACTTGTGAGAATACTCTTACCCTTAGCCCTAGTCCTACTACTCAGTGGTTGTCTATCCCCCTTCTCTTTACTGAGTGGTATCGGTGGGGGTGGAGGAGGCCCGACAGTAAATGCTAACACACAAGTAGGTAAAGAAAACAATCAGTCAGTTGTTGACCAGAGCAGCGACATATCAGGAGAGAACGTAGAGGTAGATCAATCAACAGGTGGTTTCACAGTGGACGGAGCCATCGATAACGTCAAGGTATTGAACCAAGACATACCCACATGGGTAATAATCCTTCTAATCTTAGGATGGATGCTTCCTAGCCCTCAGGAAATATGGAGAGGGTTTCTAAAAACAATAACATTAGGACGGTATCGTGGATAAAGAATCTTGGCTTACATCAAAATCTATTCCTTTAGCTTTAGTCGGAGCTATTCTATTACAGACAGTAGCTGTTGTCTGGTATATGGCTGGGTTGGATAGCTCAGTTGAAACTAACATGAGAGATATAGCTCGTCATGAAATACGGATAGCTAAACTTGAGACATCAGCACAAGAACTATCTCTGATGAATGCTCGTATAGATGAGAACATTAAATCAATAAGATTAACTCTAGAGAAGATGGCTGGTAAAGATGGCTAAGATAGAAAAGTCTAAGATGAAGTGCAACAAACCTAAACGCACTCCTAATCACCCTAAGAAATCTCATGTCGTAAAGGCTTGTGATGGTGGTAAGGAGAAGATCATTAGGTTTGGTCAACAGGGTGTGTCAGGTGCAGGTAAAAGCCCTAAGACAGCTAAAGAGAAAGCTAGGAAGAAGTCCTTCAAGGCTCGTCACGCCAAGAATATTTCAAAGGGTAAAATGTCAGCAGCTTATTGGGCTGACAAGGTGAAGTGGTGATAAATGGACCCTATCACTATAGCTATGGCAAGCTTCACAGCCATCAAAGCTGGTGTGTCAGCAGGTAAAGAGATAACTTCTCTGGCTAAAGACATAGGTAGTTTGTTTGAAGCTATAGATCAAGCCAAGGATAGTCATGACAAGAAGAGAAGCAGTGTCTTTTCTAGTGCAAATGAAGAAGCCTTGGATACCTACGTCAATCGTAAGAAGGCTGAAGACTTAGAGAATAACTTGAGGGAAATAATTATAGCTGCCAGAGGATACTCAGGGTGGCAGGAATTAGTAACTCTTAGAAAAGAAGTACGTCTAAGAAAGAAGAAAGAACTAGAAGACAAGAAGAAAAGAAATGCTGAACTGTTCGAGAAGATAGTTCTCTGGGGTGGTATTACCTTGATAGCTCTGTTTACCTTTGGCTTTGGTCTTTTGTTTCTTATGTATTACATGGATAAACTCTAACCAAAAGGAATGTAATTTGTCAAGTCCTAAACCAACTAACCCTGCGTTATGGAATCGTGCAAAGCAAGCGGCACGTAAGAAGTTCAAAGTCTACCCATCAGCTTATGCTAATGCTTGGGCATCCAAGTGGTATAAAGAAAAGGGTGGTAAATGGAAAGGCAAAGACAACAGAGTTAGGAAGGCGTAATGGCTAAGGGTGGTCTAGGTAAATGGTTCGGTGAGCAATGGGTTGACGTTAAGACAGGTAAACCCTGCGGTAGAAAGTCAGCCAAGAAAAGTAAACGGCCCTACCCTGCCTGTAGACCTAAGTCTGTAGCTGGTAGTATCAGCAAGTCAGAGGCAAAGAAAAAGACAGGACCGAAAAGAGTTAAGTGGTCAACGACAGCATCAGGTAAGAAAAGGAAGGGGGGCAAGTAGCCCCTCTTTTACGTTTCAGTGCCCCAATCATAGCAGGTGTAATCCTTTACTAACCAACCACGATCTTCTATAAGTTTAATCCCTACACCTATACTGTCTATACAGTCATCTGCTGTCTGATACATTTCAGGACCAGTAAATGTTTTACAAATCCCGTTATCTATATGACAGGCTAGTATCAAAGCTGCTAACATTAACTCTTCCCTTCCATTTCAGTTATAAGTTTGTCTAAGTACCAACGTGCTTTCTTTAGATCCTCAACAGGATTACCTTTGTATCTAAACCTGTGTAAGTACTTCTTAGTATTGCCTTCTAGGTAGCCCATGAACATAGTAGCTTCCATGTTATCCTTCATGTAATCAATGCATTCGATTGACCCATCCCCGTAGTGTGGTGGGTTGTTTACATTATCTGTTTCAGGTATATCCAATTTACTTAAATCCCATTTAGCCATTTGTTTATCCTCAAGGAACTGTGATTAGTTCAGCTTCTGTAAAAGGAATATGAAAGAACAACTCACCCTTGCGAATATACCTACCCTTAGCAGGTAACACACAGTCCTTTGTCAGTAGAGTATCCTTGATACGCCAGACTTTCTTTAAGTCAGACCGAAAGACATAGAAGTTTAGGACACCATTCTGTGTACCAAGTTTATCTAGTAGTCTTTGTTTACGTTCAGGGATACGAATCTCTTTCCACTCTAAGGGCCAATCTTCTTTCCATCCTGTCTTAACTTCAGCTTCATTGAAGTATGTGTACTCTCCTTTCTGAGACACAACGTCAACACTATAGTTCTCTTCGTTGTTGACAATCTGATGCCCCTTAGATTCTAAAAGGGACACCAGTGCCAGCCTTGCAGGTGCATCATACGCTTCATACAATGCCCTGCTAAACTGTTTTCTTACAGCAACCATTAGAGTAAGATTTCTAAGGCTGCTATCACGGTAACGATTACGGCGTAAACTTCTAGTCCTGTCATGTTAAGATCCTTCTTTAGCTTCTAGTGAAATTCTTAGTTTATTTACGATGGCCTCATTAGCTGCTTGTAAACTATTTGATTGATAGTTTAACTGCATCTGTATATTATTGTTGTATTGAATCTCCTGTAATAGTTTATGTTGGTCTTCTGTAAAGTCTTCTGTCTCATATTCTTTTTCATCTAAGGTCATAGTAACCATATCTAACTCCTTATGTTATGTCAACCATTTCACAGACATCACCTGTACATGCCATAGTCTGACTACCCGCAGTGTTATCTTGTTTCTCATACTCTTTTAGTTTGAAGAAGTCAACAGCTTTTGGCATCTGACTTAAACTTTCTTCGTACTGTTCCTTAGTTATCTCTTGGTAAGGTGCTTGTTGGTAGGTGTGTTCGTTGTAAGGCAAGAAAGATACACCTGACATTTCATCGAAGTGTTTATAGACAAAGGCTCCTACCTCAAACCATTCGTCTGACCTCACATTAATAGTAACAGAGGGCTTGTGCTCACACCAGTGTCGTTGATACATAAGCCAAGTCTCTAG